AGTTCCCGGCGGGAAGTAGAGCAACTGCACCGCGGTGCCCGTGCCGAGGGTCAGAGGATAAAGTTTGGTTTCCACGTCCTGATTGATGAGCCAGACCGCAGCGGCGCGACTCGATGCCCAGAGACGGCCATGCATGTTGAGCACATCGTTAGTGGAAACGGTTGCCGACGAGTCACCGGAGTCCTTGGCGACTTCAATTACTGCGCCCGAGTTCATGATGCCGAGCGGTTGCCCGGAGCCGGTGCCGTTGATGATCGCATCTTCGAGTTTGAAATTAAATTCTTGCGGGAAGGTGCGCATGATCACGGCTTCGAGTGCCGCCGCGTCCATCAGTAGTTCGTCGGTCGAGTAGCAGAGGCCGGTTAGTTTCTGTAACTGAATTTCGATCTGACGGAACTTTGGCCGGGTCGCGATCTTCGTGTCCGCCTCATTCTGCCAGTACGCGAGCACACCGCCCCAGCGCGAACCATCGACTCGGCTGTCTTCGTCGATGGCGTTCATTTTGACGCCATTCGCGTTGGCCGAGATGGGAACGCGGAACACGCGCTGCGAAACTTCGCCCAACATGTACGTGCGCTCGAACAGCGTGGTGCTGAAATCCTTCTGCACCAGAAAACCGCCATCCGCAGGCGAAGATTCATTCATGCCAGAAGCATTCGGAGCCGATGCCTGAATTAAGCGGGGATCGACTTGGCTGTAGGGATTGCGGGAAGCGTTGGCGACCGCGAGCAGTTGCTCGCCCAGACCAGCAAACGGTCCCCGACTGCGATTTCCCGGTTTCCATGCCGTTTCCATCAGGTCGAGTCCGCCGACGTTTTCCTGCCGGGCACCGGCCTGATGCGCCGCCATCGCGTTGGCATCGGGCATCGGCGTCATCGAACGCTCCTGCTCCAGAATTTCCTGCTCGCGAAGGATCATGGCTTCCAGCTTCTGCAACTTGTGAATGTTGTCGTTGTACTGTGCGCCTTCAGCCTCGGTGAAATCCCGCTCTTCGTTCGCAGTGAGGTCGAGCAACGCCCGCTGTGCTTTGACGAGATCAGCCTTGCGTTGCTGCAAAGCGGCAATATTGGATCGCATGTTACTTCCTCCATGTCGGAAATTGGTTCGTACGCCGCCGCCTCGCCCAGATCGACAGATCTGAACGCGCTCGGATCCATCTTTGAGCCGTGAGATCGACAGACCTCCCGACTGCAAACTTGTTAGCTGTACAGTGCGAGTTCGCGCTCCCGCCGTCTGCGGGCAATGATGTGCGCTGGAACTGTTTCTTGCTGCACGGGAACTGGTTCGCTTTCTTGCTTCAGTGATTCCGGGAGCGTGCGCACGCGGGTCTTCGCGCCTAGTCGTCGCAGAGTTCGCTCCATGGTCGAAACGCGATCCACCATGCCTGCTTGCTTGGCATCGTCGGCCAGCATCATGCGGCCCTGCCCGAAATTTGCGTTTACGTTTGCCGCGTCGGTGTTGCGTCCACGCGCCACGGCGTTCACGAACATTTTTCCGAACTTATCGACGCGCTCTTGCAGCATGGCGCGGGCTTCTTCCGAGAGCGGCTCGTAGGGATTCGCTTCGGTCTTGTATTTCCCGAAAGAGACTAGCGAAACTTTTGCGCCTTCTTTCTCCAGCGCCTGAGAAAGATCCACGTGCGCGGCGTAGACGCCGATGCTTCCCACTTCGCCGGAGGGGATCACGACAAATTCCGAAGCCTGCGATGCGAGATAGTAGGCTGCGCTTGCGGCCTGCGAATTGGCCACGGCGACGACTTGCTTCGTGCCACGCCCTTGGAAGATTTCGTCCGCGAGTTCGGGCACTCCGTTGACCGTGCCTCCGGGTGAATCGACGTCGATGACGATGCTTTTCACGGTCGAGTCTGCCATCGCCGAGCGAAACCATGTGGCAAAGCGTTCGGTCGAAGTGCCGCCGGAGTATTCGTCCAAGCCGCCCATGCGGTGCATGATGGTTCCGAACAAGGGAAGAACCGCGATCACTGGCGCAGTCGAACGGGAGACTTCGTTGTTCTGCGCCAGTTCCTGCACTTCCCATTCCACCGCTTCGGCCGGAAGAATGTTGAGTTCTTCGTCCTTGGGCAGATGCTCGTGACATTCGATGCGAAAGGGAATGCGAGTGGTCTCGCGAATGTCCGCGATCTCCTCTTCGCTCAGGTCTTCGCCGCCAGCTTTACGGGAGAGCAGCGCCTGAATGATTTCCAGTTTCTCTTGCCGGATCGCCCACGGAGTTCGAATCACTTCCGCGATGATGTGACGGTAACGCATTGCGGCCTCCCATTTGCTGCAATTCCCGAACGTTTTTCTCGGTGAGAAGTTCCGGCATGGCCAAGTCGGTGAGAACTTGCGCCGCTTTAATCTCAATTTCCCGGATGGTGTACATGATTTGCTGCGTGTTATTGCACTCGTAGAGAATTTTGCGATTGTGCGAGATGTAGAGATTCGCGCCCGCGTTGGAGATGTGCAGGTTCCCCACGAGAAACGCGCCGTGCGTGGAGTAGAAGGCATCAGCCTCTGCCCGAAACAGCCCTACGTCCTTCGCACTCTTGAGAGCTTCGGTCAGGGCGGAGACTTCTTTGCGAATACAACGCCCCACGGCGTACTCGACGAAGGTTTCCAGTTGCTGTTTTGCACCCGGAGCGAGATCGGGGCTTCCGGGTTGACTTTGCGGCATCACGGGCATGCCGTCGCTCGATACGGGAGCGAGATTAAGTGGCATGAGCGGCGTGTCGAGTCCGGGAATGGGATTGAAGTTCTCGAATTCCCTCGCTTCGGCACGGGTCATAAATCCGGCGTAGATCGCAGTTGAGTAGGCTTCGTAAGTACTCTTCAAATCGCCGCGCATGAGGGCATTGATTGTGAACTCGACGTAATATTCGTCGCTGCTGCCGACTTGCAAGGGGTCAATCAGGTCGGTGTTGATCTTGCGTTCCAGCCGCACAATCCGGGGACGAATGCAGTCGGTTGCGAACTCGATGTTCTGTTGCTCGATGTTACTGAAAGTGGCCCTGCTCAGGTCGCCGATTTTATGAGGCGGCACTCTGAACATCGATGCGATGTCGCCGCGTGAGAACTGACGAGCTTCGAGAAGTTGAGAATCCTTGTTGGTGATGCCGATGTTCTGGTATTGCATGCCTTCTTCGAGAATGGCGACGCCGTGCTGATTGGTTTTGGTGAAGTAGCTTTTCCAGCTATTGCGGATGCGATCATGTGCGCCCTTGCTCAATTCTTTCGGATGGAGCATCACGCCACCGGGAGTCGCATCGTTCTCGAAAAAACGGCCGGCATACTCCTGTGCCGCCAGTCCGCAGCCGATGGTTTCCGCGCACACGCCGATCGTGCTCATGCCGACCAGACCATCGGAGGAGAGTCCGCGCAGGTGAAAGATCTGGTTTTGCAGGTAGTCGATCAGTTGCCCGGTGTAGGGATCGAAGATTTTGTAGAGCAGCGTGCCACTGGGAAGTCGCCACACCTGCACGCGGTCGGGATGAACGGGAATTAATTGCGAGTAGGGTCCGCCCACGTCGCTGACTTTGATGGCGAAGGAATTTCCCCGCAATTCGAGATGCCCTTGCATCATTTCCCAGAACTCGTAGGAGGTTTGCCACGGGTTGGGTTGCTTGGCGATGGTGTAGTAGAGCGGATGATCGCGTGCCGGGACTCGGCCACCGTCGGGACGCTTGCGATAAATCTGCACCGGCAGGGAAGCGACCGTCTCGGAGACCACACGTACGCAGGCGAAGACGGCCGCATTCCGCATGGCGGTTTCGGGAGAAACCCGCAGGCCGGTTGCGGTCATGTAACTCACGCCGCGATCCCAGAAATCGTTGAACGGGTTGATCGGCACGGTGATGTACGAGCCGCTCTGCGATCGAATCACATGCCACGCTCGCGCCAATCGCTGGGTAAATTTCACGTGGTTATGATTCCTCGGGTTTCGTAGATTGAAGGCCCGCCGTCGCCTAACATGGCGCGGAACATGGCGTCGGTGATGGCGGCGATGCCATCGATGCGGGCCGTGTCTTTTCCGCGATCCGGTTTGGCCCACATCAGTTGGTCGTTGTGCTCCTTGGTCGAAAGACAGTGAGCGTTCCAGCGCAGGATGGGATGAGCCCCGTGGCGCAGTTTTTCTCCCGCCACCAGCCCCAAAATTTTCTTGCACGGTTCGGAAAGATGCGAATAGCCCTGCCGCACGTCGATGCAGGTATAACCATCGTCGATCATGGGACTGCTGATCTGTCGCGATTCGGAGGGATCGAAACAGCACTCCTGCAAATCGAACATGGAGCCGCCCCATTCCAGCCGCGCTTTCATTTCGCGCACGTCGATGACGCCTCCGGGTGATAGTTCCAAGTAGCCTTGATCGGCCCACGTGCGATAGGGCATACCGTCTTTGAGTTCGCGTTTCTTGATGCCTTCTTCCGGCATCCAGAAAAAGACCAGCAC